AAGATGCGATGTACTGCCAGAGCGCAAAAGACATCAGAGCAAAAATAGACTCGTACAACTGAATTAACAAAACATTAACAAACCTCGCTTCGGTGGGGTTTTTTATTGCCCGGAGAATAGCTAATGGCAGGCGAAAAGCAAGTTGGCAACATCGTTTATGAAGTTGAGATGAATGTCGCCAGGCTAATAGAGGGGCCGCGGCAGGTTAATGATCGGCTGAACAAAATAGATCAGGGATTCAACAGCACATCTAAATCTGTGGCCAATGCTGAAAAGTCCTTTTCATCACTCACCAAAGTTGCTTCTGCACTGGCCGCAGCTATCTCCATTAAGCAAATCGCCGAATACGGTAATGCCCGGGTAACGGTCAACAACAAGCTTGCCAACTCCGTTCAGGCTAATGAAAAACTTGCTGATGTCACACGGCGCGTCTTTGATATCTCACAGGACACACGTTCAAGCCTAGAGGCGACTGCAACTCTTTATGGGCGACTTGAGCGATCAACGAGAAGTGCCGGCACGAGTACTGCTGATCTAATAAAGCTGACAACAACAATCAACAAAGGTCTGGCGGTTTCAGGTGCCACCACGGAACAAGCCAGCTCGACCATGACTCAGCTTTCACAGGCACTGGCGTCAGGCGTGCTAAGGGGCGAGGAATTTAACTCCATCTCTGAGAACGGCAGTCGCCTGGCTGTAGCTCTGCCGGACTCTCTTGGAGTGACCATCGGTCAACTAAGGGGAATGGCGGCTCAAGGCAAACTGACCACGGAAGTAGTGGTTAATGGCTTGCTGAAGCAAAGCGATGCCATCGCCAAAGAGTTCGGCAATACCGCCTTGACGATGGGGCAGGCTTTTACTGTCGCTACTAACAACATCACTAAATTTGTAGGTGAGAGCTCGAGCGTTAATACCTCTATCAAAGTTTTCAATCAGGGGGTGATTTCCCTCAGTGAGAATCTGGATGTAGTAGCAAATGCTGTCGGAGCGGCTGCTGTAATTTTTGGTGGAAGGTATGTTGGAGCGTTGGCATTAGCTACCAAAGCAAAGGTAGACGATGCATTGGCGGCGCGCGCACAGGCCGTAGCAACGGCAGAGTCAACCGCTGCAGCAGCAACATCTGCTGGAGTTATTGCCCGCAAAGCCATGCTGGATAAAGAGGCCGCGCTATCTTCCGTTGCACTGGCTCAGGCCGAATACAACGTAGCAAGCCTGACGTCATTCAGCGCGTGATTGACGGCTAGTGAGATTTTGTCAGTCATGGTTTGTCCGTTAGTGGGGTTAAGGCATTGAAAAGGCCGCAACTGCGGCCTGAGTGTTAAATTTTGTTGAATGACTTAACAATGATGTTCTCTATGGGAACTTGATAACTCGCAGATGCGTTACTTTTAAATAACTTAAGGGATTCACTACCTGTCATAACGGTCGGTGGTATCCAAACAACATCTTTTTTATCAACAGCCCCATTAGCATGGGTAACTTCAAAATAAACAAACCATTGCTGCATTTCCATTCCTTAGTTTTGGTGCGACTTGTTTATTAATCGGCAGGTTAGCGGAGTCCTTTAATTTACATACCTATTCATAAGCCTCTTAGGAATCATCATCCCTGCCACCTGCCCTTTGCGCTTAATGTGTCCATCCAGCCCATAGCGAATTCCATCCCAGCAATGCTCGAAGCCGTCAGCCAGTTTCGGCAACACCTCACCTGTAATGCGATCAGTTTTATAAGACCACATGCGGGCCTCAATCGACACGTTTTTGCATCGAGGGTGAATAACAATCTCGTCGAATCCCCGTAGGTGAGCTATGCCGTCCTCTACGCTACCCTGCCACTTTTCAGCGGCAGAGATGTTGAATCCCTGACGTTTGAGGTAGCTAATTGTCTCGGGACGCGCCGAGTCGGCCTTTATAGGCCAGTCACGCGATCCGGGGATGCAGTCGTCGCCAGCCTCTTTACGGAATCGCTTATCAGTGGCGCTGCCGTCACGCTCAGGGTTCCACGTCACCCAAATCTCTGAGCCCTCTTCACGAACTGTCGGGCTGAGTTTCTGCCAGGCGATTTCGCTGACTGATTCTGCCTCATCTACCCAGCAAAGCAGGATGCGTGCTTTCGACTTAATGCTATCGAGGTTGTGGCGTAGGCCAGCGCACACGTAGCTCACGTTTTTATCAATAGTGCGGATGTACTTCTCGCCGATATCGAAGTGGGCCGCAAGCCACGGAACGCCAAGTATTGCCTGCTTTACTTCCTGCATGCTGGATTCTTCCAGCGAGTTCATAAACTCACGCGCGCAGAGGATAACCCCAGACTCCCCATTCATCATCGCCTGATATGCCTTGATGGCGGTCATCATTGCAAATGTGCGGGTCTTGGCGCTACCACGCCCACCGTGTGAGCAGCGGTAACGTTTATTGACGACAGTGAACAGTGGCGCGAGCTTTGCAGGGATTGGGAGTTGGACGGATTCACTCATGCTTAGGCTCTACAGGTAAAAGCTGAATTACCGTTGGCTTGCTTGCCATGCTCCCATCAGAAGATTTGTGTTCGATCTCTTGGCTGACTTTATCGCCGTATTTTTTCGGGTTCATGCGGGCAAGCGCCCATTTTCGCGTATCGATGCGTAGACGCGCCTTACCGACAGCAGCTGATTCTTCAGCCACCTCATCAGCAATGTCGAACATCTCTTCAAAAATGGCGTCAGCGCGTGTCTCAGTGGCTTTCGCGTATTGGTCGCGAAACTCATCATGCTGAGCCAGCCAGCGGAACACAGTCGCCTTGTTTGGCATTCCCTGTCTCTCACATACTTTGCGCAGGCTTTCACCATCGGCAAGCAGTGGACAGATGTCAGCAGCCACCTCTGGTAGATAATCAGAAGGGTGTCCAGTTTTTGATTTATATGCCATAAGCCACCTCTGAACAAATAATTTCCAGCCAGGGCAAGATAACCCTTGCAAAAACAGTGCGTGTCAAATTAACATAGGATCTCATTACTAGCTACAGCATACTATTTACCACCAGGAGTGAACTATGAAAGTAACACAAGGCCGCATTGACCAAGTCGCACACGATTTATACGTGGAGATTTATGAATCGCCATTTGGGGGTAAGTCACGTGGACGTTTTCTTATAGACAGGGAGCAAATGCGGGATTTGCTTGGTACCTCAAAGTTGCACGAAACTACTCTTGCTAAGTTATATGTTGCGTGTTTAGACATTGACTTGATCATGATTGATCTTGACGGAGTTTTTGCCTTCATTGAGGCAGGGTTAGTTCGTAAATATAGGAAAGCGCCTGTTCGTGTAACGCAAAAATTTGTCGTTCAAATCGAAGGGGAATCTAACGAGTCTTTAGAAGAAGATGATGATTAAGATCATGTAATTTCTGGCACGTACTCCATCTTAAGCACGTCGTCCGGTGCCAGGTAAACCCATGAGCCGTCTTCTTTGGCTACACCGATGAAGCCGTTAACCATCTCAGGCTGTGATCGGTTCATCAGGCCTTCATGGGTTTCACCTGACTTTGTAGTTACTGTGATGCGGTAGGTGTCAGGCATATTGGCTCCAATAAAAAACCGCCCGGAGGCGGTTGTGTTACAAAAATCTTTTTATTTCATCCGGCAATAATTTCATGGCGGTTTCCTTCAAATACATCAACTCTTCTTTTCTAAAGTCAATGTTGCACTCTGAAGGGCTATTTCGAGCCAGCCCACCCATATCCCAGTTGATGGAGTATTCTTTGCCATCTTCTCCTACAATCGCCCCATGGAAGCAGTCTGTAGAAGATGTATTGATAGCTTTGATTATTGCCTTCCGACCTTTGCTATCTGTGGTTTCTATTTGCTCGTATAACGGCAGCATTACTGACATATCAACCTCCTTTGTTAAAAGAGCCAATACACTAACGCTAAGAACTATCTTAGTGAAGCAAATTTATCTCAAACTGTCGCAACGCTTCACAGCGTGGCTAATCACTGTGTTGGGGTCATCGCTGCCCTTACCTACTGCACCCGGATCGATAGAGATTGAGCACTGCTTGCTGTTCCGCAGGAATTCATTCTCTTTCTGCAGCGAGTTGGCTCGGGCTTCGGCTGTTGAACGGCGGCGGGACTCTTCATCCATAGTTGTGGCCAGACTGTCCAGGCGCTTCGTTATGGGAGCCATCTGGTCAGCGAACTTCATGTTGCGCTCGTTAGCCTGAATGAACTGGGTGCGAATGCGGTTGTTGCGATCGGTAAGGTTGATGTTGTCGTACCAGAGCTTACCCACGAATCCCACGATGATGGCGGCGAAGACGATCGGGATATACCGGCTGTATCGGGCCATTCTTGCTCTGCTGGTCATGTCAGCACCTCCAGGGCGATTTTTGTTCTGGCCTTGCGGTCATCAAGCCCGTTACTGCCCCCGTTAATCCGCTTTGTCAGGTCGGTAATATCTCCTGCATCAGCGAACTGGTTGCAGTTATTGGCTTTCCAGAACCAGCCAGCCGATCGGGCCGCATTCTCATCGGTCATAAGCAAGTCAGGGTTGTTGACCAAATCGAGGCCAAGCACTCTGGCGCACGCAGCATAGTTATCGCGAAACGTGACCTGCTTCAGTTCCCTTCCCCGATACTTCCAGCCATCACCATTCAGGTTATTGCCGTAGCGGCCACCGTAAACGAGATTGGCAATTGCCATCTGACGTTCAGGTGACAACGCCAGTTCACCAGGCTGCGTCCGAGTTGTTCGCGCTGTGCTGCGGTCAGTCGTGATCCAAAAATTGATAGTCCGGCAACCGAGTAATTCAGACTTTCTTTGACAGAAGTGAATCCGCCTGACTCTGTGCCGATTTGCGCAATGAAATAAGCCTGACGCTTTGCGGTATCAATGCCGAATTCCTGCATTGCCGCCGTAAGCGGGCCATACCACTTATCTGCCAGTTGCTTAGAAATGCTGGCTGCGCGCTGAAACTGGTCACGGGTGATCATTCAGCAACTCCCGCATCACCCGCAGCTTTTTGCAGGAAACGCTTCTCAAGGGTTTTGATTAGTGATGAACCAGACCAGCCAGCCATACCACAAATAGCCCCTGTAATTTCTTGAGGCCAGTTCCAGTAGGTGGCTAACAGCATCATCAGGAATCCCGCGAAGACAGAGACGATCATCTGCAGGCACAAGGTTCGCCAGCTGAAGGCATCTCCGCTTAATACTTTGTAGGCATACGCCGCCACCGAGCCGAACACCGTCATGCCCAATGCAATCAGCGCGGCAATTAAGCCCGGATCGGATTTATATGGCATTTTCATTTCCACCCCCGCATAAGGGGACTTGTCCAATTTAGGAATTGGTTACATTGTGAACTGAACAAGTCCGGGTAAACTCTTTCTTGTCGATAGAAAAAGCACCGCCTTGCCGTTAGGGTAGTCAACCGAAAGAATCCGCCACTGTGCGGATTTTTTGCATTAAAAAAGCGCCGTCCCGACTTCACACAGGAGGGATTTATTTTTGATTCGGGAGGCGCTAAAACGAAAAAAGGCCACCCGAGGGCAGCCTTTGAATAATGTTGGTGTTTTATTCTACGGTCAGTTCCAACCGTTTACCCAGCGCGGATAGCGCCTTCTGAATAGTGTCGATTTTCGTTGAATGGTGCAGATTAAAAAGCCGCGTTACTTCCTGCTTTTTTACCCCCATGCGCGAAGCCAGCTCAACCTGAGTTAAGCCGGAATCAATGAACGCATTGAGCATCATCACCTTTGCCGCCACGCTGGCGGGCACATCAACATAATCGCCGGTTATATCACCGGGAAGCGGTACAGGCCGGTTGTCTTCAAAGTAAAAATCGAATGAAGTAACCAGCGCATCCAGCCCCATGTCTAACGCTTCTTCTCGCGTGTCGCCCTGAGTAAGCGCTTCGGGGATATCGGGGAATGACACAAAGTATCCCCCTTCGCACGATTCCAGATTTATAGGGTATCGCATATCGTCTTAGTGAATCTCCGCGAGTACCAGCCCCGAAGGGCTGGTTTGTTATTTAAGGCCTAACTGCTTCAGTATGGCCTTTCGCAGTGGTTCTTTTAACTCAGCTCCGGGATGTCTTGGCATTACACTCACCTTCCCGTTTAGTCTCAGCTTCAAGTGGTTTGTGCCGTTTGAAACTTCAACTCCCTGAGATTCAAGCCACCGCCTGAACTCACTTTGCTTCACTACTCCTCCTGTCTGTTGAACATGGAACTATAGTAAGCATTTATGATTACCAAGTCAACATTATTGTTTACTTGATACAGGAGTGAGCCGATTAAATTCGTTATTCGGCTCATTTGGCCAAATCTCAGACATAAAAAAAGCCCACTGTAGAGAGCCTTTGAATAGTTAAGATGCCTTACAAATCCTTGAATACGATCTTTCTCAACAGCTTACAAATGTGATTAAATAGCCCTCACATTAATAGCGTTAATCTAAAGATGAGCATCATATGTCAGATGTGGATAACCCAGGAAAACTAATCTGGCACGTAGCTTGTGACGAATCAGGTATTGATGGTCAGCGATATTACGGATTTGGCAGTCTCTGGATGAAGTATCAGCGACGGGGTGACTTTTCTAGAATTGTTCGTGAACTGCGAGAAAAGCACAGCTATTTTCAAGAGATTAAATGGCAAAAAGCCAACTCTAAAAAATATGCTGATTTTCATATGGAGTTGATAAATCTATTTTTTAGTCATCAATGGCTAGCCTTCCACTGTATCGTTGTCGAGAAGTCAATGGTAAACAAAAGCTTACACAACAACGACTACGATCTAGCAATGAGAAAGCATTTCACAAAGCTGATTTCTACCAAAGTTAGTGATGTCATAAGGGCTCATCCACAAAGAGACTGCTCATTTCGTGTTGAGGTAGACCCCATTGCCTCTCGATACAAAAAAGCCGATGAAGCCTTTCATGTGATAGCTAACAATGTATTGAATCGCAAATTTGGCCAAAAAGAAATCATCAGCTCTGTGGTTGTCAAAGACTCAAAATCCTCAGAGAACATACAAATCTCTGATTTTCTATTGGGTGCGGTGATGAGCGGCTATCAGGGAAAGATAACGTCCGATGTTAAAGTGGCCTTATCGAATGAGGTAGCACGTCACTTAGGATGGGACTCACTCAATTATGATACCTGGCCAAAAGAAAGGAAGTTTAATATTTGGCTTTTCTATGACAAAACGCTCAAGGATCGAGATATTGAAACGAAGTCAGTAAAACTGTTAACACCTTTGCCGGCAAGAAAATCATAACAGCTTCAGAAGCAGTGCCGACCTCTCAGCCGACTCGGTTGGAGTTCCAGGCCTAAGCCGAAGTTACCAACTTGGCGGTTTGTATCTGGGAGCCGCCTCTTCATTCCCAAAATCTTTGATAACATAGCTTAACGCTAAATTTCAGCCTACGTCAAACTATCAGTGTGACATGTCACGGGATACAAAAACAAAAAAAGCCGCCGTCACGTTCACTAAGAACAATTACGGCAGCTTACCCTTACATAGTGGCTAAATGGCTAAAGGATGCCAACATCTTATTGGCACAATGTTGCACTTTACCCACACGTTTACGATCGTTAAATGCTTTTTGCAGTGGAGTGAAGATTAGCCATAGGCTGGCATTCAGTATGTCGTCAATTTCGTTTCTGCAGGTTCCATAAGACGGTTTACGCCACCCTTCACCACTACGGCCCTTATTGATTTTGCGAGGACTTGCGCACTGATGGTAGTAGGATGCAATGGCTCGCTTGGAAGAACCATGAGCGTAGTAACTTAGCAGGATGCCAAAGGCTTTTTTATCGATGCGCATGACGGAATCTACGACCTGAGAAATCAACATTCCGTCATCGTCATTACACATTGGCCGGGACATTCCCGGTTGTGGCTCAACACTAGCCATCCACTGAGCGATCATGCTGCTCTGTCGCTTCTCCTGCCGGCCTGAATAAACCCATGCCCCCCAAAGTTCCAGCCAGTTGTTCAGCCAGTCATGCTGCTCTTTGTCTAAATTGAGTTCACGAATACTCATGCCGCCTCCTTTTGCTTAATAATTTCCCGCAGCAAAGCCCTGTATTTCGCACGTAGCGAGTCCAGTTCTTCACGGGTGTATCGGTGAGGGTTGTTGTCAGATTCGAGCGCTAGGACACGCTGAAGGCCGATTTTCGATATGAGGTTGATGCGGTACGGACTGATAGCGCCAGAGTGATGCACGTTGCATGCTGAGCACTGGCTGTGACAGTTGTCTTCGTTGAACCTGAGCTGAGATGCCGCCGCTGTCGTTCTGAAATGCCCGGCGTGGTAGCTGACCGCCGCTGTGCTGCCGCAACTGATACAGACTTCCCCGTCCCGCGCCCTGATGTAGTCGTTGAATGCCCGCTGGATCATGTTCATCCAGTGGCTTAACATCGGCTTTTCGCTTGTTCCATGCAGCACGCTCAGCTTTCTCCTGTCGCTTTTGTTTGCGATCGGATAGAAGAAATTGATGTAGATGGCGATACTCGTTACTACGCCAATGGTATCGGTGAAGATGATGAGGACAAGATCAGAGAAATATTGCGCAAAAACTAATTGAAGTAAGTTTATGGACCTCGCCTCGGCGGGGTTTTTTATTGCCTATAGGAAACCGATATGACACATCCAGACCCGATAGATGAAGCCGCAGAACGTGAGCAGCAGATGATTGAACATGCCCTGGCTAACCGTAAAAAGCCGACGATGGTGTTTACCGGTGAGTGTCACTGGTGCGAAGAGCCGATCGCCACCGGGCATTATTGCGACAAGGACTGTCGACACGACCATGAGGTGTTCTTGTGGGCAGAACAGCAGCGGAGGATTGCATGAAAGTAGCGCAGACAGAAATTACCCAACTCGTTTTGACTGAACTCAAATCACTGGACCCGGTGAAGGTCATGATTGAGAACATCAGCCCCGGCGCTGGCAACATTACGATCAGCTGCTTCGGTAAGTCATGGACTTCATATTGGGGCTCAATGTCAGGAATGACGATTCAAGACTTTTTCCTCTCATGCAATAACCCATATCTCATTAACTGCTTAGACCGCGGCATCAGCAGCACAATTGATGGCGAAGATAATGAAGCAAATATCAATTTCGTGAAGGATATGATTTGTAAGCTTCGCCGGGAAAATGAGATTACCGAATTTGAGGCCCGAGAGTATTGGCGTGAAGCCGAAGACAGTGATGACGTGAAGTTTTTATGTTGCAACTGGACAGCAAACTCTTCACTGCGAAATATCATGGGAGATGAGCCGTGGTATTGCGGTTGGCCATCAGTGCCAAACCCAGACTATGAATACCTGAAGCGTATAGTTCAGGCTGTCAGAGAGGCTCTGGAAGAAATCCGGGAGGCGGTATGACTGAAGCAGAGAAAGCCTTTGAGCACTACATGGATGAGATTATCCAGTGGGCAGGACAGACCGGAAACCATATCAGTCCAGGCACACGTATGCATGCTGGTCACTTTCCGCAGGTGCAAACCCCAACTTTATCGCCAGTCAGATGGGCCATGCTAATGCGCAAATGGTTTACCAGGTGTACGGCTCATGGATGAGCGAAAATGACGAAGCACAAATGAGCCTGCTTAACGAAAAGCTCAATGATTTTGTCCCATCAATGTCCCACAGCAAAGCCGTCTAGCCTCTAATTCCTTTCCTACCAATAAGTTAACCGACTTATACTTGCATATTCATAATGTCAGTGTACGCACTCACCAGCTTGTTACGCACCTGAATCCCCATCTGCATCGACACCGACGACTTCTGCATATCCACCATCACATCGTTCAGGTTAATGCCTGGCTTACCCAGCTCGAAGTCCTGCGCTTGCGTGCGGGCTTCATTCTGCGTGTCGCTGATCTTGTTCAGTGCGGCTTTCAGCTCACCGGCAAAATCCGCATGGCTGGAGGCATCGGTACTCTTGCCGCTGGCCTGAATCGCTGCGGTTTGCAGCTGCTGCATAACACTTTCGATACCCTGAATTGACATGTTTTACCTTGCTAAGTTGACGGTGATTTTTTTGATGGATGAAAACT